GGCAGGATCTTCGACAGGCTGGTGGCCAGGTCCGTCAGGTGCGTCTTGCCGTGCGAGACGACCGCCACGAGCTGGCTGGTCACCTTCGCGGCGCCGTCCGCGCCGACGTGGTAGTCCTTCATCGCCGTCGTCACGGCGTCGGTCACGGTGGCCAGGTCCGCGTTGCCGGTCTTGGCGCCCTCCGCCGCTGCCTTGAGGATCTTCAGGCCCGATGCCCCGGTGAAGCCGGCCGAGGCGATCATGAACTCGCCCTTGATCAGCTCACCGGTGGTGGTGCCGGTCAGGACCGAGATCTTCTTGATGCCCTCGCCGATGACGCCCAGGTCCTTCTCGGCGACCCCGGCCCCGGTGGACAGCGTGGTCATGGCCTCCTGGAAGCCGATGGCCATCTTGACGCTGGCCGCGCCGACCGCCACCGCGCCGCCGGCCATGGCCCCCGTGATCACGTTGGAGACGTGGACGGCCCTGCTGCCGAATCCCTTCGCCCAGGACTGGCCGGCCTTCACGCCGGCGCCGTGCACGTCCGTGCCCCTGAGCGCGGCCTCCGTGTCGGAGCGCAGCGCGGTCTTGTCGACCCGCAGCCGGACGAACGCCTCGGCGAAGCTGGTCACCCGTCACCTCCGGCGATCAGCGTGAACCGGGCTACCTCGGCGCGCCGCGCCTCCGGGTCACGGGCCGGGCCTGCCGTCCGGAGCACGCCGGCGATCCGGTCGGCGGGCGGCTCGTAGTCCGGATCGCCGCCGAGGCCCGCGAGCAGGTGCAGCATGTCCCCGGCCTCCTGCTCCCGCCGCCACGCCACCTCGGCCAGGTCGCACACCTGCCACAGCGGCAGGCCGCGCAGCAGCGCTACCCGGTCTGATCGGCCATGGCCTCCGGGTCGATGACAGTCACGTCGCCGCCGGCCAGCGAGATGACTCGTGAGACTCGCTCGTCCGTCGCCGATGGCCCACGAGAGGAGGACGAGCGCGGCCCGGTAGGGTGGCCCGTCTCGGCCTCCATGAAGATGCCCACCGCCTCTGACACGCGCGTCAGGATCTCGACCTGCGTCTCCTCGGGCGTCTTGTTGTTCCGCACGTGCCACTTGAACCGCATGTACTCCTGGCTGCCGAAGGCGAGCTGCAGGAACTGGCTGATCATCGCGACGCCCTGCGGGCTGCGGATGTCCTGGCTGGACAGCGCCAGCAGCGCCAGCTCGGACTTGTCGAGCAGGTCCAGCTCGCCCTTGCACTCGAAGCGCTCCCCGTCGAGCGTGAACTCGATGCCCTCCAGCGGGTTCGGCTCCGGCTCGTAGCCCTCGGGCTTGCCGGACGTGAACGAGCCCAGGTTGCGGCGGTTCCGGTTGTCGAGCGGCACTTCCCGTGCCGGGCGGGACTGCCGTGCCCTGGCCTGCCCGGCGCGCTGCTTGGCTGCCATGCCTGCCTCCTGTATCAGGGCGGCAGGTCACTGCCGCTGCGGTGCGGCCATGATGGCACGGAACAGCTTCAGCCCGCTGGCGGGCCGCTCCAGCATGAACGACACCGGGATCGTCGCGTTGGAGGCGCCTTTCTGGCGCGCCATCGCGATCTGGCCGGCGTTGAAGCACTGCCGGAAGATCCACCGCTCGGTGTGGTCCTCGGCCTCGTAGAGCAGCATGATCCGCAGCTCGGACCCCAGATCCGGGGGCTCGAAGTACACGCAGCCGGTCGCCCCGGTGATGGTGCCGCCGTTGAAGGCGCGCTTCAGGTTCGACGCCGTAATCTCGGACAGCGCGAAGTCGACGTTCATGGTCCGCCCGTCCGGGGCGTTGCTGATCGGGTCGAGCTCCTCGGCAACATCGACGGGCGAGGTATTCAGCTGGTAGTTGATCGTCGTCCCGGCGTCGGTGTACCCGAGGCCCGCCCAGGCGACGCTGACCGACGCGATGGCCGCGATCAGGTCGACGGGCTCGGGGGTGCCCAGCGGCGCCAGGTACAGGTAACCCGGCCCGAGGGCCAGGGCGGCGGGGTTGCCCCTTGCCATCTCTCACTCCTTGCCTGGCGGCTCGCCGCCGGGGTTGCCTGCCGTGTCCTGCCGGGCGCCGGCGTCGGGATGGTGCACGTAGTCCTGCCAGCCGAACCGCTCCACGTGCTCGTGCGGCACCCGGTCGCCCTCGTTGAAGGCCCGGGCGTGCATGGCCTCCAGCCCCATCTCGTCCGCCACCGGCAGCGGCCGGCTGGCGATCCAGAACGGGGGCGGGGGCTGCTTGGCGGCCTGCTTGGGGGTCATCGCGATCAGGACGACATCAGCAGGGCCTCGACCGAGACCGTGGCCGTGACCGAGTAGGTGACGTTGACGTTGCCGTTGGAGTCGGCGAACGGGTTGGCCGGGAACGGGCCGAAGATCCGGTCGCCGGTCGTGGCGGCCACTGACGGCAGCGCCAGCGGCGCCACCGTGGTGCCCAGCGGCGCGCCCGCAGCAGGCGGGTTGACTGTCACCACGACCGCGGCGGCGTTGGCGTTCTTCACCCGCAGGAACGAGTTAGGCCCGGCCGGGAACGAGTCACCGGTCGCGCCGGCCAGCACCAGGCCCGGCGAGCTCGCGCTGATGTCAGCGCCCGTGGATCGGTTGCAGACGGTCTGGACGAGTGCTGCCATGTCAGTTGCTCCTTCAGATTGCGGCCAGGGTGAACTCGGCGGTCACGCCGAAGCAGTACGGCTCCCCGCCGTCGCCCGGCTGGGGGATGGCGACGGGGCCGGCCAGCTTGTCGGCGACCAGGACGGTGACAGGGGCGTCAGGGGCGCCGCACGGCTCGGGGCTGCCGGTGAGCTGCTCGATCGCCGAGGCCAGCGCGGCGGCGCCCCGCTCGGCCACGTCCTCGGCCGGCGAGTAGACGGCGAACGCGATCATGGCGGCGCACAGATTGCTGTCCTGCTCGGCGACGAGATCGCTCGAGCCGCCGCTGCGGGCCACGACGGCGTAGGCGCCGGAGTCGGGGCTGGCCTGCATCCGCAGGAACGCGCCCATCGGCAGCGGGTTGCCGGGGCCGGTGAGGGCCTTCTTGCCGTTCACCCAGTCGCGGACGTTCTGCTCGGCGGCTATCACGGCGGCCCCGCAAAACGGTGCCGTCCCGCAGCCACGCCAGCGGCACGCTGCACAGCGCGGGTGCCTGCAGGCACGGGTGAGGGTGCGTCCGGCCGCAGCCGTACGAGCGCTCTCAGCGCCATGGCGCGTACTCTTGGCCCGCAAGGCCCCGGCGACCGCGCGAACGATCCCGGGGCGTGGCCACACCGTCGAAGGCGGCGCGACACATGCACGATAGCGAGCGATGGCTGCCCGTAGTGGGCTACGAGGGGCTGTACGAGGTCAGCGATCTCGGACGAGTCCGGGGGCTTGATCGCTGGGTGGAATCCCGGCCTGGCCGTCTCAGGCTGATTCCCGGTCGTCTCATCCTGGCCGCTCCCAGCAACCAGGGCTACCTGCGAGTCAAGCTCTGCCGGCGTGGCCGGCAGGTCAAGATCAGCGTCCACCGGCTGGTACTCGAAGCGTTCATCGGGCCGTGCCCGGCCGCGCAGGAAGCGCGGCATGGGCCGGGCGGCAAACTCGACAACCGCGTGAGCAATCTCTGCTGGGGAACCAAGGCGGAGAACATGGCTGATCAGCGGCGGGACGGAACCCTCGCCGCGAAGCTGACGGATGCCATCGTCCGCGAATCCCGGCGCCGGGTAGCGGCAGGCGAGACCATGCAGGTGCTTGCCGATGAGTTCGGGGTCTCCAGAGTGGCCATGTCCCGGGCGGTTCGCGCCATCGACTGGCGGCATGTCTAGCTCACACATGCAGGTGCACCCCCTGCACCGATGCTGCCGCCTTCTCGATGAAGTGGTGCCCGGTAGTTCCGGGATGGTGAACTATCGGCCCGAATACGGCGCCTGTCGCACGATTGCGCAGCGGCCATGGCCCTGTTGACCTGATGACATGAGCTGGCGTGTCATCGTTCACGTACTTTGCGTACGGGGCAACAGGCCCGATCAGGATGTCGCCGCCGGGCTCGCGGAAGGCATGCACGCTCGAGCGCAGGAACCCGGACGGCCGCAGCGGCAGGTCGCCCGGATGCCGGGTCACGCCAGGGCCGGAGACCACCGGGTGCGCATACACCGGCTGGACCTTGCTGACCGGGATGGCGGCCTTCATCGTGACCGTGATCTGGGCGACGAGGCGGGCCAGCGCGATCTGGCACTGCGGCGAGTGCTCAGTCCACGCCTTCACCGCGGCCTCATCCCAGACCACGTGGATGTCCTCGCGCGCCGGCATCGCGATCACCCGGCCCTGAACCCGGCGACGGTCTCGGTGCCCGAGCCGGGGCTGGTGTCGGCCCACGGCGGCGGGTCCGGGCTCATCCACAGCGGCACCGGCTCGATCGCGCCGGTCTGCGTCTGCGCCATCACGTTCAGCAGCGTCTGCAGGGCAGCGCTCGCGCGGAGGTTCAGCTGGTCGAACACCCGCACGTCGGCGTCCCGCACCGGGTAGGCGATCTCGATATCGGCCGCGGCCCGCCACTCGGCGGCGGTGCGGGCCGCCTGCTGCACCAGCGGCGCGTTCGGCTGCCCCGTCGCGGGCACCGGCCCGGCCGCGGCGAGCACGGCCGAGACGGCATCGTCGATGACGGACTGGGCCTGGGCGTCGGTAGGGGTGGTGGCGGAGGTGAACGTGCCCAGCGTCGCGTCGCTGCCCGGCGTCATCGTGTCCCGCGTCCGCCGCGGGATGTGCCGGGCAACGTCGTCGAGGGCGGGGCTCCAGGCTTCAGCCATGCAACACCGCCCCCCGCCGGATACACTCAGGGGTGAGCCCCGCACCTGCGCAAACAGGCCGGGGCCGTGACCCCACCGCCAACCTTGGGAGGCAACGGTGGAATGTTCTGAGCGTACCGAGACCTGGCGGCCCATTGCCGGCTGGCAGGGCTGGTACGAAGTCAGCGACCTCGGGCAGGTCCGCAGCCTGGACCGGTGGTTCATCAATGCGGTCGGCGCCCGGCGGTTCTACCCGGGCAGGGTTCTCGCCCCCGTGCGCGATGGTCCGTACCTCGTCGTTACGCTGAGCCGCCCTGGTGAGAGGCTTCGCGAGGCCGTGCACGTCCTCGTCCTGACCGCGTTCGACCGGCCCCGCCGCCCTGGGGAACAGTGCCGCCACGGCCCGCGCGGCCCGCTGTCGAATTGCTGGCCGGAGGACCTGTGCTGGGGCACCAACGCAGAGAACGCCGCCGACCGGGCGCGTGATGGCACGAACGGCAACGGCGAGCGGAACAGGTCGGCGAAGCTGACCGAGCAGGCTGTCCGCGACTGCCGGCGCCGCCGGGCGGCTGGCGAGCGCGCCGTGGCACTGGCCGCCGAGTACGGCGTCAGCCGAAGCGCGATCGACCGGGCGGTGACCGGGCGGAAGTGGGCGCACGTCACCTAGCCGTCGGCCTTGAACTCGCCGGCGGCGCCTGGCAGGCGCCCACGCCTCCGCCACCGATCAGCCTCCCTTTGCCCCGGCCTTGCCGGCCGGTGCCTTGGCCGGGGCCTTCTCCGGCGGGTCAGACGGCCCCTCGGGCGCGGGCAGCTTGTCGTCGCCGCCCTGCGCCACGGCCTTCACCGCGGCGGTCGCCTTGACCTCCTCGATCAGCGGCGGGTCGAAGTGCAGGTGATGATCCGCCTGCTCCTGATCCGTCAGCCCGGTGACCAGCGCGTCCTTGTAGAAGCCGAGCGCGTTCACGCCGCCCGGCGTCGCGACCTTCAGGACCACGTACTCGGCCGTGACCCTGAAGACCTTCTCTCCCAGAGCGGTCATGTGCCGCCCGCCTCCTTCTGTCCAGCCGTGCACTATGTCGTCTCCGACGAGGCGCGGCGCTTGCTGCGGGTAGGTGTACGGCGTGTCAGGTGCCGGTGCCGGTGATCTGGCAGGCCGCCGCGGGCTCCTGCACGATCGGGACCGTCTTGCGGCGGCCCTGCAGATCCCAGGCGTCGTTGCTGTCCAGGCGGATCGACTTGATCTGCACTGACAGCTGGTCCATCGCGTAGCCGGGCGCGGCGTCCATCTCGTCGGCCATGCCGCCGAGCTGGGTGCTGTCCAGCACGTAGGGGTTGGCGGTGGCGTTCGGCGAGACGATGATCGTCAGGCCGATCAGCAGGTCGATCTGCCCGGTGTAGATCGGGTTCTCGGTGGTCTCGCGGCGCAGCGCGTTGGTGATGTTGGTGTCGCTCATCATGTAGGCGAAGTGCGCGTCATCGACCACCAGCGTGTCCGGCTTGTAGCCCAGGTTGGTGGCGTAGATGACGGCCTTGGCCTTCATGATGTCCCGGATGATCGTCGGGGTCGCCGAGCTCCAGGTGGCGCTGGCCGCCTGGGTGGCCGAGACCGCCGAGGTGATCGCGGACATGGCGACGCCGTCCACCTGCTTGATGATCGAGTTGACGAGCTTCCGCAGCGCCCGGTCCACGGTCTGGCCGGCGTAGACGTTGCGGGCGATCTCGTCGTCGGTGACCCGGACCTTCTGGCCCCACTTCGCCACCGCGGCGATCGCGCCCGTGCCCGTCGGCATGTTCGCCATCGGGTACTCGGCGCCCGCCGCCACGGCCTCCACGGCACGGTCAGTCACGAACGGCTCCAGCAGCTCGTACAGCGCCGCCCCGCCAGAGGTGCGGAAGCGCTGCGTCAGCAACTGGTCTGCGACGAACCGCAGGTCGGTGTAGTCCCTCAGCCGCCGCCTGATCTGCGTCGGGCTGCTGAGGAACCTGGATATGGTCTCGAGGTCACCCGACAGGGTCGGGGGGCCAGCCGGGTACGTCCCTGGCATCTCGTTCTTCCTTTCCTCGACCGGCCTTCACCGGGTGAACCTGTTGCCGGGCAGCGCGCTCAGGCGATGCCGATGAACCGCGCCTTGCTGGTGCCGCCGGTACCGGCCTTCGTGCAGATGCCGATCAGGGTGCCGGCCGCCGCCGACGCGCCCAGCGCCCCGGTGTTGATCAGGCCGGTGGTGCCCGCGATGACCGGGTTGTTCGCCGCGAGCGCGACCACGCCCTGCGGGCTGATCTCGTGGATGACCCCGGACAGCGGCCAGACCGCGATCTTCTGGCCGGATACGGCGTCCTGCGCGGCGACGCCGATCGGGTGGTCGCCCGTGGTGGATGCGGCGCACGTGCCGTCACCTGAGGCGGTCACGAGCGTGCCGCCGACGATGGTGCCGGACGCCTGCGAGGTGAACGGCGTGATGTCACTGCTCTGCGGCGGGCTGTAGTCGCCCATTTCCTGCCTCCTTCTGCGGGCCTGCGCCCGGATTTGCTGCTAGGCGTTGGTCTGCATCCAGCGGACCTTGAGGTTGTCGGCGGCAGTGGTCAGCGCGATGCCGAGAACCGAGCGGGCGTTGTTGATGTCGGCGGCCACGGCGGTCGCCGCCGGCGCCAGGGTGCGGACCTGCCGGCCCGCGTTCGTCGCGGCGCAAACCTGGTCCCCGGCGGTGACCGTGCCGTCAGCGATTGACTCGTGCACCGGGCCGAAGCCGTATACCGTGGCACGCCCGTTCACCGCCGTGTCCTCCGCGGCTATGCCGACGACCTTGGCCGACGGCGTGGCGGCCGGCACCCACGGCCGGACGGTGCCGCTGCCGGACACTTCCAGCAGGTCGCCGCCGGCGCAGGCCACCGAGACCGTCAGCGTGAGATGACGGCCCTTGTCATAAGGCGGGGTGTAGTCGGGCACGGGCGGTCAGTCCTTCGCGACCGCGCCGGGCGGGAACAGCGCCCGGTATTCCTCGTCGAGGAGCTCGTCGCTGATCGAGCCGCCTGCCGAGCCGATGTCGTCGACGGGGACTACATTTTTGGCCAGCCCCGCCAGCACCTCCCGCGTCCCGTCCGGGTCGGAGTCCCACAGCCGCTCCCAGTGCTTGCGCCTGGCCGGGCTGAGCTTGCCGTCGCGGATGGCGGCCTGGATGACGGTGTCGCGCTGGTCGCGGAGCTGCGCGGCGCGGGCGGCCTCGCCGGCCTGGACCCGCTTGTTCATGTTGTCCCACGCCTCCTGCTCCACGGCGATGACGCCGCTCGGCAGCTTGCGCGAGGCTGCGGCCATCGCGGTGGCGTTCTTCTCGGCCAGGCTCGCGACCGCCGCCGCCAGCGTGGCCTCGTCCAGCTCGGCATCCTCGGCCAGGCCCAGCTGGGTCCGCAGGGCCGCCTTCTGCTCGTCGGTGAACTCCACCTTCGAGCCTCCCTTCCTCCTCGGGCCGGAGCCCGCTTTCGGGCCGGAGCCCGGCTTCTTCGGACCCGCGCCCGCGTGGGCGTGGTTGTGCACCGCATCACCCGAGTGGGCGTGCGAGTGGTCGTGGGTGGCGTCGCTGCCCTGCGCGCCCAGCGCGGCGTGCGGATGGGAGTGCGTGCCGGTGTAGGCGCCGTGCGGCCCGCCCGCCTCGGCGCCGCCCGCGTCATCGGGGTCGTAGACGCCGAGCAGCTCCATCAGCTGGTCGGCGAGCGCCTCGGCCGCGGTGATCAGGTCGAGCGCCTGGGCGGCTTCCTCAGACACGCTGGCGCGGTCGATCCCGGCGCCCAGCTCGCTGGCCTCGTCCAGGGTGGCGTCCAGGCTGGCGAGCAGCTTCTGGACGTTCTCGTCGGCGTCGGTGTCGCTGGCGATGGCGGCCCGCGTGATGCGGAGCCTGGCCAGCCGCCCGGCCGCGGCCCGGTGGTCCCACGCGGCCTTCCGCGGCATGCCCTCGCGGCTCGAGGCGGCCGAGGCCCACGCCGCCGCTACCTTGCCGGCCTTCATCCGCTCGGCGGCGGCCTTGATGTCGACGTACTCGACCTCCACCTCCTGCGCGTCGCCGAAGGTGATCTCGCTGCCCTTGATCGTCACGGGCACCCGGTAGACCTTGCTGGTGGCGTCGTCGCAGACGATGAGCTGCGGCGGGTCCATCTGCATCTCGGTGATCCAGTACGAGTACGGCGTGCTGCCGTTGTCGAAGTAGGCGCGCCGCACGTCCTCCGTGGTGACCCCGGCGGCCAGGATGGTGCCCGGCATGGCTCCTCCGCTGATGGATAGCCGCCACGTCTCGCGCGGCGTGCCCTTGGCTGCGCTCGCCGCCACGCCGTACAGCGCGGCCACGTCGTCGAGGCTGGACAGCACCCCGACGCCCGGCCGGTGCGTGCCGAGCAGGGCGAGCGCGGTGATGACGAACGGGTGGACGTGGCCGATCTGGCAGGCGAAATCCCAGGCGCCCTCGATGGAGCGGTTCGGGTAGGCGCTGGTCATGACCGGCCCCAGCCAGCCCGGCAGCCCCGCCAGGTCCCCCGTGATCTTGGAGCCCTCGGCGGCCAGCGCCATGTTCGTGACCCGCCCGACGGCCGGCTCGCCCGGCCACGCCTTCGGGTCGGAGTGGCCGAGCTTGATCACGGGGGCGCCGACGGACGGGCACTGGCTGGCTTCCACCGCCGCCGCGAGATCCTCGGGCGTGAACGTGGCCTCGCCGCTCATCAGGTCCCACGACCCGGCGGCCACCAGGTCCACGTCGGGCACCGTCACCAGGGCGGGCATGTTCACGGCGGTCACGGTCATAGCTCGCCGCCCCAGACGCCCATGACGGTGCCGCGGCAGCGGTCGAAGCCCTCGCACTCGATGTAGCCGCCGTTCGGGTACGCGGCCTCCGCCTCGTCCAGCGACCGGAACACGGTGCCGTCGATCGCTGTGCAGTGCTCGCACGTGTTGTCGTCGAGCAGCTCGGTCGCGATGTACTCGGCCTGCCCGGCGCTCTCGGGTGCCGCCTCCAGCACGGCGAGCCGCCCGGCGTTCTGCGCCGCGGACAGGGCGGCGCCGAGCTGGTCGCGCAGCGAGCGCTGGCTCAGGCCGTCCAGGTTCACCGCTACGAAGTCGCCCGCGTCGGCGGCCGGGATGCCGCCCGCGACCTGCAGCGCGAACTGCGACGCCTGCGCGGCGACATACCCGCCGGCCATGGCCGCCCGGGCGGACGCGACCTTCGCGAGCCGGGAGCCGCTGACCTTCGGCCTGCCCGGCGCGATCGTGACGCCCTGGTGCTGCGCCTCGGCGATCATGCCGGCCTTCGCCTTGTCCGCCGCGGTGGCCATCGCATCGGCGAGCAGCTGCGCGCCGGGCTTCGTGTCGACCTTCAGCGCCGACAGCCTGACCGGGCTGTCCGCCCAGTCGATCACCTGGTCGACGAGCGAGTCGCGCTGCGCGGTGAAGACCGGCGCCCACTGGGCGAGCAGCCAGTCGAGCTCGGCCTGCCAGTCCGTCTGCAGGGTTACCGGGTCGAACCCGGCGCGCACCTCGGCAGCGGTGAGCTTGCGGCGCAGCTGGCCGGGTACCGCGGCGGCGCGCGGCAGCGCTCCCCGCGTCCGCAGGTGCCGGAGCGGGCGTCCCGCCGCTGGCGTCGGCGCGGGCACGCCCGGCGCGGGCGGTGCCGTGCCTGGCTGGCCAGGCGGCTTCGGCAGGATCGCGGGCTGGGGCGTCTTGCGCTGCGGCAGCCGCCACGCCTGCCGGATGTACGCCTCGAGCTCCGGGTCGGCGGTGATCGCGCCGAACTGCATCAGCCACATCAGCGCCTGCGCCGTCGGCTCGTGCTCCTGGCCGATGTCCGGGCACACGACCCGCGGGCACGGCTCGTCCTCGCCCCAGTTGACGGTCACCAGGTCGGTGACGGCGCCCGGCATGCCGGGGTAGCCGCTGGTCGTCTCGGTGGCGATCTCGTCGGCCAGGCCCTGCAGCGCCAGCACGAACAGGTCCAGGAACGACTCGCCGAGCGCCCGCGAGCCGATCTCGGTCTGGCCGAGGTCCACGATCCCGGCCAGGCACATCTTGGACATCTGCTGGTCCAGGTACTTGATCCAGGCGAGGGCGTCCGGCGCCGAGCCGGTCATGCCGGACAGGCTGAACTTGAACCCGGCCGGCATGCCGACGCCCGTCTGGTCGCCCACCCTGAGCCCGGAGGCGAGCTGCTGGGCCTGGGTGACCTGCGCGGCCGTCGCGCCGGCCGGAGTCTCCACCGTCGGCACGCCCATCGAGAACCGGCGGATGCCGGTCGCGTGGGTTCTCCAGCCCTCGTGCTTCAGCAGCCACGCGCCGAACGCCGGCCGCAGCATCGAGATCCCGGCCCACTGGGAGCCTTCCATCTCGTGCGCGTACCAGACGAGCCGCTCGCCCGGGATCGGCTCCTCCTGGGTGGTCTGCCGGACCTCCATGACCGTGCCGTCATGGTTCAGGTGGATATTCGCCAGCGTCCACGGCATCCGCGGGCCAAGGCTGATCAGGTGATACAGGCCGGTGGCCTCGTCGAGCTCGTAGCGGCGCTCGAAGAGCGAGTGCCCGAAGATCAGCTTCTGGGCGGCGGCCCGCAGGTGCCGGTGCCAGGTGATGCCGCGCCGCCGGGCCGGGCCGGGGTGCTCGTCGACGCCCTGCACGGGCAGGCCGAGGTCATCGGCGACGTGCCGGGTGATCTTGGGGTCGCAGCCCTCGCCGTCCACGGCCCAGGTGGCGCGGAGCATCGGGTGGATGAACGCCGACAGGACGGCCTTGAGTTGAGGGCCTAAATCATGCCGCATCTTCCCATAAGTAATAACTGACGTAGGCCATATCAAATCGGCCGAAGTCTCCCACCATTCACTTATGAGACCCTGACCCCATTGACCCCAATAATAGTCAGGAGTACCTATATCGGTCATCGGGGGCGCAGGCGTCTTAGCGGGCGGCATGTGGCATCACCCCCGATCCCGGTAGAATCAGGCGTGAAAGAGCCCGGCAGCCAGTGAGGTGGCTACCGGGCGGCAGACCTACCCGGAGGTCCGCATGACGCAGCGTATCCCGCTGGCAAAGGGCCGCGGTTACGCCCTGGTCGATGACGAGGACGTGCCGCTCGTAAGCGGCTACACCTGGTGCCTGAGCGGCGGCGGCAGCACCGTCGACTACGCAACGGCGTACATACCTGGCTCGGGGCATCAGGGCCGCAACGTGCTGATGCACGTTCTGCTCACGGGCCGCACCGGCACCGATCACCGCAACGGCGACGGCCTGGACAACAGGCGGGAGAACCTGCGCCCGGCAACGCGCGCCCAGAATGCCGCGAACTCGCGGAAGGCCGCTGGCTGCTCGTCCGCCTACAAGGGCGTGTGCCTGACCCGCTGGGGCTGGCAGGCGTACATCAAAGTGGACAGGAAGCGCCGGCATCTCGGCTACTTCGCCGCCGAGGAAGCAGCGGCCCGGGCCTATGATGCCGCCGCGCTCGCAGCATGGGGCGAGTTCGCTCGGCCGAACTTCCCGGCCTGACCGCGTACGCCGCACAGATTCACCCGCCGCTTGACTGCCGGGGGCACGCGGCAAGCCAGACGGGGCACGCCTAACAGCCGCGTGCCCCGTCTGGGCGCAACCTTACGCCATGCGAATGCGCAGGCGTTAGAGTCCAGGGCTAACGACTGTTACACGCGAGAGCGAACGGACGAACGGAAGAAGAGGATCATGCGCAGAACCGCACTGGCCCTGCTCGCCGGCCTGGCCGCCGTATTCCTGGCCGCCGCGCCTGCCCTGGCCGACAGCCCGCACTTCCTGTCCGCCGCGAACAGCGTGTCCGCAGCAGACGGGTCACTGACCACCGCCTTCAAGGACGCCGGGCTCGGCACGGGCGTCTCCAGCATCGCCGTCACGCTCACCGTCGCGCAGGCCACCGCGGTCTACCAGTGCTGGAACAACGGCGGCAACCACCCGCAGGCCGGCAACAAGGAGACCGTGGTCACCAGCCTGTCGGTGACCGCCGACTTCCCCGTCCGCAACGGCCAGGTCACCGCCTCGCTGACGGCAGGCCCGCCAGGAGCGGGTGACTTCGCGTGCCCGGCCGGCCAGGGCCTGTTCCTGCAGTCAGCGGACTACTCGGGGATCACGGTCTCGGATGCGACCGGCAACTCGGCCGCCGCCGCGCCTGACCCGGTCGGGACCGGCCCGGTTCACATCGCCACGCCATGATCATCCTCGGCGTGCTCGTGCTCATCGTCGGGCTGCTGGTCGCCCAAGCTCGCGGTGCTGGTCACAGTCGGCGTCGTGCTGGCACCTGCGGCCGTGGCCGCTGACCGTGGGCGGGTGGGTGCAGTGCGAGCAGCACGGGTACAGCGCCGAGGTCTCGAAGCCGGGCTCTTTCGCGTAGGCCCGGCTGGCGTGGTCCCGCCGCTCCGTATCGGCGTTGAAGTCAGCCGCCCTCAGCTTGCCTTCCAGCGCCGCGAGGCCCGCCTGGATCACCTCAGGCAGGGTCGTCGGCAGCGCCGCAAGACGCCCGTCATCGGCCTCGCTGAGGTACACACTCCGGCGCCTGCCCATGTGCACACCCTAGCCCGGGTGTACACCCGATGTGTACACCTCAGTAGTCCAGCCCCATGATGTCCAGCTGCCCCGAGCCGTCCGAGTGATGC